ACCATGCCTGGTGTAGGTGAGGTTGGTGAATGGAAAGATAAACTTCTTAATAAGAATCCTGGATGGGGAGAAGTCCTCAAGAAAGCAGAAAAATCTGGGGGCATTAATGCAAGATTAGCAAAAAGAAATATCGGTACAACACAAGGATTGGGGGACTATTAGTATGCCTAAAAAGAAAAAGACTGATGATCCCATTGGAGTTGGACTGACGGCTAAGCAAATGAGACGAAAGAAACCAATCAATTCGGATTTACTTGTTGATATTGATCCTCTTACACCAAATCAAGAGAAATTTTTTGAAGAGTATGATGCAGGTAAACATTTGTTTGCCTATGGATGTGCTGGTACAGGTAAAACATTCATTGCATTGTACAAAGCACTTAAAGAAGTTCTTGATTTAGATACACCATACGAAAAGATTTACATCGTTCGTTCTCTTGTATCAACACGTGAGATTGGTTTCTTACCTGGAGATCATGAGGATAAGTCTTCTCTTTTCCAAGTACCATATAAGAAGATGGTAAAGTATATGTTTCAGATGCCATCTGATACAGACTTTGAAATGCTTTATGGTAATCTTAAAACTCAAGAGACTATGACGTTCTGGAGTACCTCATTTATCAGGGGAACTACATTAGATAATGCAATTGTTATAGTTGATGAATGTCAGAACTTGAATTTTCATGAGTTAGATAGTATAATTACCAGAGTAGGAGATAATTCTAGGATTATTTTCTGTGGTGACGGAGTTCAAACTGATCTTCGTAACAACCATGAACGTGCTGGACTAGGTGATTTTATGAAAGTTATTTCTATGATGGAATCATTTGCCTCTGTTGAATTTGATATCAATGATATCGTTCGTTCGGGATTGGTTAAAGAATACATCTTAGCAAAGCATTCTCTTGGTATGTTATGACATTTGAGCATTGTAATTTTCTTGGTGATATTGAATTAGAAAAGAAAGAAACTCCTGGTTGTAGACTGTATCAAGTCCCCAATGGTGAGTGGGTTCCTTCAATAACTTCAGTAACATCTTTCTATAATAGACACATCTTTACTGAATGGCGTAAGCGTGTGGGTGAGGAAGAAGCAAATCGCATCACCAAAAAAGCAACCACACGTGGTACAGATTTCCATGAGGCAGCTCAAGGTTATCTGGAGAATAAAGAATTGGATTGGAATAACTTCCTTCCTGCTACACAATTTATGTTCCATCATGCTAAACCTTACCTTGATAAGATTCAAAATGTTCATGCAATCGAGCGTACTCTCTACTCAGAGTATCTTGGCATTGCTGGTCGTGTTGATTGCATTGCTGAATATGAAGGCGAACTAGCAGTCATTGACTTCAAGACATCTGAAAAGATTAAACCTGAGAAGTGGATGGAAAATTACTTTGTTCAGGAGCAAGCATATGCTTGTATGTATTATGAATTGACTGGTATTCCAGTTAAGAAACTTATTACTTTAATGGTAACACCAGGTGGTGATGTAAAGGCATTTGACAAACGCAACAAAGACGAGTATATTAAGCTATTAGTAAAGTATATAAAGAAATTTGTCTCCTCTAATCTCAAATCTCATGGTAATGGATAAAGAATTAAACGAAGTGTTGGAGAAGAAGTTTCTTTGTCCATCCAAATTCGCACAGGATATAGAAAAGTTAGTGCATGAAAATGATTCACTTAATTATATTGAAGCAATCATAGTTTATTGTGATCAGAACACAATTGAACTTGAGTCTGTACCTAAATTATTATCAAAGCCCCTTAAAGAAAAACTTAAGTACGATGCACAGGAGTTAAACTTTTTAAAACGCACATCCCGTGCGAAATTGCCAATCTAGTTTCATAAAAGCCCCAAAAAAAATCCTGCCAATTTTTTCCCTTATTACTTTTTTAAATGGAAGACGATCATTTGCCAGAACATATCAATAATCTTTGGGAGGATATGGATCGTCTCAATGCATTATATGAAGAACTTATGTGGGAGCATGATGTTGCATTAGAGTTTAAAGCAGATTACAAAAACAATCGGATTATTATCAAACCATTACCTGGATGATGCCTTTTGAAACATATAAAACTTATCTTGCAATGAAGCAACACTTCACTAGAGATAAGTATGATTACCATAAGTATTGTGGTCGTTCTCGTGCTACCTTACAAGCATTTCATAAGCGGAAGGACAGATACTTCTTTGAGAAGATGTCTAGAGCACACCCAGATAAGGAGATAGAGGATTATTTCTTAGCAAACTTTGTTAGTTGTAAGGATCCAGAAACATTATGGATAGGAGAGATAATAAAGGAAGGAGATAAAAATTTTACACAATGGAAGAAGAAGGTACAGTCATTGTCATATATTTTTAAAGAGGATGTGGATGTATTGTTTGATAGAAAGTTAGATGAGGTGTTTGATTGTAGCAAAGGACACCCTCATATATTAAAAAGTTACTTAGGTGGTTACACTACTCTTGAAACTCTTGTGATATGTGATAGAATACTTGGGTACGTTAAAAACTTTGACAGTAAGTTGAAGGATCCAGTGTGGCAAACCGTCAGTAGACGGATTAAAAAATATGCACCCTTCCTAAATATTAATGTACCACTTTATAAAAAAGTCCTTAAGGAGGTTGTAATTAATGGCAATGACTAATGATGAAGTACTTAAAAATTTAAAGGAGCAACTGGTTAGCGTCAGTGAGACTCGTCTTAAACTTCTAGGTGCTATTGATGTTCTTGAACAAATTCAAGAAAGTCAAGATGAAATTGTAACTGAAACTGAAACTGAAACTTCTGATGAGGTTGAAAGAAATTGACGTTTTTCGATTCTGATATTGTCCGTAAGGAAATGGCAGACATTCAAGATCTTCAAGAGGAGATCTATGGGGATGTCTTTAATTTTCCTCAGATGGATAATGATACGAAAGTAGAACACATTGAACTACTTCATGAACTTCTTGAAAAGCAAAGGGTACTCTATGCTCGCATGAGTTTATCAGATGATCCTGAAGCACAGAAAATGAGAGAGAACATCCAACAGTCTGCTGTTATGATGGGGATGCCCAAGGATGTTGATATGTCCAATGTCTTTGCCAATATGGAAAAGATGATTGGTATTATGAAACAACAGGTTGACAATACTTCTCTTTGATATTATAATCAATAGGTACACACAAGCCAAATCTCAAAACAAAAGCCAAATCTATGTCTTTTTCAAGTCTAAAGAAACAATCTTCTCTCGGTTCGCTCACCTCCAAATTAGTTAAGGAGATAGAGAAGACAAGTACTACCAGAGGTGGTGCTGATGAGCGACTTTGGAAACCAGAACTCGATAAGTCTGGTAATGGTTATGCTGTTATCCGTTTCCTTCCTGCACCAGATGGTGAGGATCTACCTTGGGCAAAGGTTTATTCTCATGCATTCCAAGGACCAGGTGGTTGGTACATAGAAAATTCTCTTACTACTATGGGTGGTAAGGATCCTGTATCAGAATACAATAGGGACTTATGGAACAGTGGTAATGATGCTGATAAGGATGTTGTTCGTAGACAGAAGCGTAAGCTTTCTTACTATGCAAACATCTACGTTGTAAAAGACCCAGTTAATCCTCACAATGAAGGAGGAGTCTTCCTATTCAAGTTTGGGAAGAAGATTTTTGATAAGTTAACCGCAGCAATGCAACCTGAGTTTGAAGATGAGACACCCATTAATCCTTTCGATTTCTGGCAAGGTGCAAACTTCAAACTTAAGATACGCAAGGTTGATGGTTACTGGAATTATGACAAGTCAGAGTTTGATGCTCCTGCACCTCTGCTTGATGACGATGATGCACTTGAAGCACTCTGGAAAAAAGAGTACTCTGTTGCTGAGTTTACCTCACAGTCTAACTTCAAATCATATGAAGATTTAGAACGTCGTCTTAAGTCTGTCTTAGGACAGAAGCAAGCACAACGTCCTCGTTTTGATGAGGAAGTTGAAGTAGAGGATAATACACGTGCTCCTGTTGCAGCAGCTGCTCCTCCTGTTTCTACACAGGCGACAGATGGTGATGAGGATGATGCTTTAAGTTATTTCCAGAAACTTGCTAACGAATAGTTAACCTAAATTGGGGTTACTTCCCCTCTTTAATTTCGGGTTAATGTATTCACTTGATGGTTCGTAGTCTAGCAAAGTTTCTACTTCGTCTATGACATACGATAAAAATCTAGACTCTAGGATGTTGATATTTCTTTTATCATCCTGGAGTCTTTCTTCATAGGTACGATAAGTTATACCTTTTATAGGACTTACTTCAACTAACTGATTAGTTCCACTATCTAAGAAGGTTGCTTTGAATGTTGAGTCAACAATCTTTCCTTTGGGTACAAATATTTTTCCTTTAGAGTCTTGGATTTGTATAGTTTCATAGTGTTTGATTAAATCTGTACCACCAGTATCACCATATTTTTCTGAGAGATAGTTATTAAAATCTCCCTGTGACATTGGCCATTCATCTCTTACATTGATTATATTATTTGCAAGAAGTACTACCCAATCTAAATCTTCATCACCATAAACATTATAAGCAACTTGATCTGGCCTTTCATCTCCTTCTATTTTATACTTAGTGAAAGACATAAAGTCACTAAAGATATCTTCTCTTATTACTGGACGACGAAATAAGTTTTTAACTTCTAAGTAGTCACGATTAGATTTTCTCTCATTGATACGAGAGACGTAATCAAAATTTGGAAGTTGTTTAAAGTAATTAGACATTAGAAACCTATTGTTGAGTCGTCTGCACCATCATAATCATCCTCATAGATTGGATCTAGTTCTTGGAGTGTTAATGATATTTCATAAGCAGTCATTGATTTGTTTGGTAATGTCATATAAGTTCCGTCAGGTACATAATTGACATTGAAAGTAGTCAATGCTGATCTTTTCATTTTATATAAGAATGGATGATTATTGTTATATCCAGAATGGAAAGAAGCATCAAATACATTAGGAGATTCTAGAAATAGATTACCACCAGGAGATTTCTTTACTGCCATTCCTTGTTTAAAGAATCTAATTATTTTTCTGATAATTCTTGTTTCGGATTCACTTCTAGCAGTTAGTCTGAAAGTATAAGTAAATGAACGTAGTTGTGGCCCATTGAATAATAATTCCATATTGGGATTAAGTATCTTTCCTTGATCCCTAGCAAGCAATTGATTTGTAGTAGCATTCATGCCTGGTATTTGTCCTACTAAAGCCATTTGTGCTGCCTGTTTTAAACCTCCAGATTCATTTGCAGCTTTAGTAAGTAATTCGTTTACTCCTCCTGACATTCCTTCAAAAAAATTATTTGAATTCATCACTCCCATTGCTGCTGCACCACCTGCCATTTGTAGAGTGTTCATTTCATGCTGGTTCCATCCAACTGCATTACTATCTGCAAGAGTTGGTGGTATAGGAAGAATGACAGATCCTAGGGTTGTCATTTTTCTTTGAGATGCTTGTCCACCTTCTTCAAATTCACCAGCTTTATACTCCAGCATTGAAATCCGCATGAAGTCTGCATCATCAGAAAGTTTTGCTAATGGATAGCGTAAATCTTTAGTATAATTTTTTCTTGAACTTGTACTATTATTTCTAGGTGTATTTTCAGATACTAATGAATCTCCTTCATCTTTACCACCTTCTGTATCTCCACCACCATCATCATTAGTACCGAATACATTTAAACCTTCTGCATATTTGTCTAGTGTTTTTCTAATATCTGGATCCCCTAGTTCTATATTTGCTGACTGTCCGAATGCTTGCTTAACTGATAGTTGATCTTCTGCACCTAACCATGTACCATCTGATTTAAAGAAGTTGCCATCATCTAAGTTCTGTGTGTATTCTACGCCAAGTGAGTCTGTAAATTTAGCAGCGACAGAAAGAGATTCAGGATCCCAACTAAAGGTTCCTCTTGTACCAGTCTTTGTTATTATTTGGTTAGATACTGTTGACACTATACTTCTTTTTAGTTATTTAGAACAAAATTTTGGTAGGGAATAGTCTTGAGTTCATCAATCTCTGATGGGTTCACATAATATAACTGCCCTACTACTTCCATGAAGGTATAGTTTCTCATTCTATTCCAATGAAAGTTGTATCCCTTGAATCCATTTGGCATGTACTCTGTAACAGCAACGAGAGGATTAGTATCGTATGTAATGTTAGGAGTCTTTGCTTTGTATATAAAAGTATAATACTTTCCTAAGTCAGGTACTGGTGTTACTCCATCTGATAATCTATCAATGATATCAACCATTAGATCATCAGCATCCTCTGTACCTATGAGGTTCTCCACTATACCAGTGAGTCTATTTTCGTAGGGTTCATTTAATGCCAAGTTCTTTTTCCGTAACTACTTTAAAGGTTAATTGTCTCATCTCACAGAATGACATAGCAGCTTTCCATTTTGCTTGGTTCTTTGCATACTCTGCCACTTCACGTATGAATGTTCTCTTTTGTTTCCTTCCTTTTGTGGGAGGGACACAATGTTTTAATGGTTTAACTTCAATTACATATCTTTTAACTTTACCATTACTTTCTTTAATCTTCATGTAGAAGTCTGGGAAGTAACGGTGGACTCTGTTGTCAAGAGGTGATACGTATGGTATAAAAAATTCTTCACTGCCCCATTCAAGTATATTTACATTACGATCACACCATTTCATAAACTTTAGTTCCCAAAGGGATCTATAAATGATGTTTCTTGAGTCTCCTTGGTACTTATTTGAGTGAGTTGGAGTAAACTTACCTTTATAAGACATACATAGTATAGGGAAACACCATATGGTATTTAGATGGCTGGGAACATACCAGGTACAAAATATAGTACGTCAGATTTTCTGAGTAAGTTTGGAAACATTGCTCAGTCAAGTCAGTATAGAGTTCATTGGGCATGGCCTATTGAGGTTCAAAGATATCTGAGTGCTCAGAAGATACCTTATATTTTAATGAATGAGGGAAGTGTTTTATGTAAAGCAACTTCACTTCCTGGTTCTTCATTATCAACACATGATGTTGCTAATGATTTTTATGGTGTAACGCAAAAGAGTGCATATCGTCGTCAGTTTGATGGAAGTATTGATTTAACATTCTATATTGATAGTGATTATGGAATGCTTTATATGTTTGAAGGATGGTTAGAATATATTATGCAAATGAAATGTGATTCTGGAGATCCTAATAGTAAAGGTGTTACCTATACTGCTTCTTATCCTGATAGTTATAGGTGTTTATTATATCTTCATAAGTTTAATAAAGATCATCAAGGTGTACCTTCATCCAGAAGAGGAGTACATGGAGCAGCTGCTAATGTGTATGGTGAACCAGGAGATATAGTCTATACATTTATTGAAGCTTTCCCTCAGAATATATCATCAACATCTGTTTCATATGATCCCTCTCAGAATTTAGAATTTACTGTATCTTTTGCTTATACTAGGTACATTACTAGTAGAAGTGTTAGTAGGAATGGTGGTACTGCTGGTATACCTAATCCTAGAAGAAGACAATCAACTAAATCTAGTCCTATAGATAATCCTTCTAATCCTAATTTCAAAAATACTAGACAGGGTGTTCTTAATCATATAGAAACATGGCGTGATAATGAAGGTGAGGATTATGGTGTTCCTATAGTGGGTAGTCCTTATAATAGAGCATTAATTAATCAACAAACAGGTGAAGGTGGACAACTTAGTCAAGCAGTTAAGGGACAGAACGTTAATGATAGTGGTGGCGGTGGTAACTCTACTATAAATGGTGTTAACCCTTCAGGTAGAACAGGTGAAACATCAGGAGATGTTGCTTTATCAAGAGCAAGAGAAAAGTCCTTATAAACCTGCTAAATAAACACACATAATATTATATTTTGTTATGCCTTTACCAAAAATTGCCACACCAACGTATGAGTTGGAACTGCCGTCAAGTGGAGAAACAATTACATATAGACCTTTCTTAGTTAAAGAAGAGAAACTTTTAGTACTTGCTATGGAGAGTGAGGATACTAAGAGTATTACGAGAGCAATAAAAGAAGTTCTTAAGTCTTGTATTAAAACAAAAATTAAAGTAGATACTCTTCCTACATTTGATATTGAATATCTGTTCCTTAATATCAGAGGTAAGTCTGTTGGTGAAGAAGTTGAGGTTACTGTTACTTGTCCTGATGATGGAGTAACAGAAGTAGATGTTAATATACCTATAGATAATATCCAAGTTCAAAAATCAAAGGAACATACTAATAATATTAAACTTGATGATACATTGTCTATGACAATGAAGTACCCTTCTTTGGATCAATTTATTGAAACTAATTTTGATGTGAATGAATCTAAAGGTACTCAACTTGAACAGTCATTTGATTTGATTGGTTCTTGTATTGAAACTATCTACAGTGATGAAGAAGCATGGCCTGCTTCTGATTCTACTAAGAAAGAAATTGGTGAGTTTCTTGAGCAGTTAAGTTCAAGTCAATTCCAAGACATTGAGAAGTTCTTTGAGACTATGCCTAAGCTTTCTTATGATGTAGTTGTTACTAACCCTAAGACTAAGAAGAAGAATACTGTGGTATTGGAGGGACTAGCAAGTTTTTTCGGGTAGCACTCTCCCATATGAATTTGGAGAGTTACTTCAGGATTAATTTTGCTTTGATGCAGTACCATAAATACAGCTTGACGGAGATAGAAAACATGATGCCTTGGGAACGAGACATCTATGTAGAACTCCTTAAACAACACCTCGAAGAAGAACGAGAAAAGCAAAAGCAACAAGCGAATGCCCAGTAACAATAAAAATATAATAGGTGATTTAAGGGGGAAATTTGATCCTCATTATAAGTTAGCGTCTAATGTTGAAGGGATTGGGAAACAATTAGATATTAAAATTGCTCAGTTGCATAAGACTTTAAGTAAGTCCTTTGTAACACAAAGGAAAACTTTGACGAGAGTTATTGGTCTTGAGAAAAGGGTTGGTGTTACTGAAGGTAAAGTTAATGTTATTGAAAGTATAGTTAGTGAGTTAGAAGCACAACAGGCAGCAGAGGAGCAAGCAAAGGAAGGTATAGATGAGATATTAAATGATATACATGAAGCAGAAGCAGAAGCAGAAGTAGGTGGTACAAAACCAAAACCAAAGGCTAAGAAGAAACCAAAGGCTAAGAAGAAACCAGTAGCAAAGAAGAGGGGTAAAAAATCTTTTAGTAAAACTAAGGGTAAAGTTAAAGCTGAAAAGTTTTTTAATCTTGCTCAAGAGGTGAGAGCACAAGGAACTTTAGGTGGTGAGACATTAACTCCAGAGCAAAGGAAGGCAGGTTTTAAAGCAGCAAAGGATGGAGCAGATTCAGTAGGTTGGAAAGAATTTCTTGATTCAGTTGAGGAGACAAAGGGAGCAGCATCTAGTGAAGGAATAACTCCAAATACTAAGATGCTTCCTGGTAGTAGTGATATGGGACAGGGTGTGTTAGAGGGTATTGCTACTGATGTTAAAAGTATTCTAGGTGTTATTGATTCACGTACTGAAGCAGAAGAGGATGCTGCTGATGAGATAAAGCAAGAGAAAGAGAAAGATACTAGAAAAGATAAGGAGGAAAAGAAAGAGGCGAAAGCAAATAAGAAAGGGCCACTTCCTGGTTTTATTAAGAAGGCAACTGCACCAGTTGAAAATATATTAGGTGCTATTGTAAAAACATTTTCACTTCTTCTTGCTGGTTGGGGAATTACTAAGTTACTTGATTGGTTGGGTAATCCTAAGAATGCTAAAGCAGTAGAAGAACTAAAAGATTTTATAACAGTTGCACTTCCTCCTATTCTTAAAGGTATTCTAGCACTAGTTGCATTAGATATAGGATTAAAAGTATTTGCTTTTGCTAAGATGCTTGCGTCGGGTAGTCTTAAATTGTTGATGGGACTTAAGCAGATGGCAATTGGTGTTGCTAAATGGGCTATGGCTAATCCAAGATTAGCAATTGCTATGGGATTGGGTGCTGCAGCAATAGGATTATTTTTGTCTAGTGATGGTGGTAGTGGTGATGATGATACTGAACAGGGAACATCGGATAATAATATTGAATCTGAAGTTGAATTAAATGGTGGTGGATTAGTTCCAATTCAAAAATTTAAAGAAGGTGGATTTGTATCTGGTCCTAGCGGAGTTGATAAAGTTCCTGCAAAATTAACAGCAGGTGAATTTGTTATGAGTAAAGGAGCAGTTCAAAAGTATGGTGCTAGTACTCTTGCAAATATGAATGCTGCTGGAGGTGGAACTAACAGACCAACAATGGGTAGATATAATGAAGGTGGTTTAGCTAAACAAGGTGTCGTAACTAACCCAGAAGTGAAAAAACAACAAGAAGCATATATGCTTAAGTTTGTTAATGAAGAAAGAGCATTGCAGGGTATGGAACCTTTAAATAATCTAACTTATGCTCCAGGTGTGGAACTTACAAAACCAATGGGTAAAGAATATTTTGGTGGTGGAATAAAAGAAACATCAAATACTTTTACAGATATTGATAAGGGTATCAAGAGCAAATTTGAAACAAAAACAATGGGTGATCAATCCATAATGCGTGGATCAATCGGTCAAACAACAGAAAAAGATAGGGACAAGTTTTTTGCAGAAAACCCACATGCAAAAGCATTATTAAATCTCAAGAATCAGTCTGAACTAGATGCTTTAGGTGGTGACATATCTGCAAGTGCCAAAATGAATGGTGGTGGTTTAGTTCCAATTCAAAACTTCCAAGGTGGTGGTTTAGTTCAGGGATTTCAAGGTGGTGGAGGGGTTAAAGCGGTTAAGACTGCTACTCAATTAATTAATAGTGTTCCAGGTAATAGTGGAGGAAGTAGTAGTGGAGCAACTATTCTTCCAGTACCTTCTGGTTCTGGTAGTGGTAATGCAGGTAATAGTGGTAGTGTGGATAACTTAGTTATGTTTTCTCCTGTTGATGGTGATAATCTTTCATCATTAATAATGAAATCAATGTATAGCATCTTAGATTAATGTTGGGAAGTATTCTAGGTGGTGCTGCTAAGGGTTTACTGAAGAAACCCAAGAAGATTAATCCAGATAAATTTGCTGGAAAGATGGAGGAGACTAAGGAGTCTTCTGGATCTAAAGGAGGTGCATTAGCATTATCACCATCAGAATCTATTGTTAAAGTTGTAGATATAAAACCTAATGAACCAAAGGTAAAGGTAAAAGGTGGGCCTTTGGCTGAGATACAAGAGGGTGTTCATTCAATTGTTGTAGCACTTTCAAATGAATCAAAGGCAAAGAAGAAAAGGTTAAAAGCGAAAAGAAAGAACCAAGAGAAGAAGAAGAGAGCATTTTTAGAATCTTTGTCTGAAATTGGTAGTGTTGGTGCTAAGATTGGTGGTGCTATAGCATCCAAATCTGGGGTGGGTAGTCTTCTATCTAATATTTGGAAGACAATAGGTATATTATTTGTTGGATGGATGATGAATCATCTTCCAAAAATTATTGCATTTATTCAGAAGTTTGTTGAGATTGTTGGTAAGATAGGTAAGTTCTTAGAACCTATTGTCAAGGCTGTATTTGCCACGATGGTATGGATAACAGATAAAGGAACAAAACTTACTGCTATGCTTGTTGGTGTTAAACCAGATGAAGCATTAAACAATAGTATCATAAAGAATTTTACTGAGATACAGAAGAGGATACCTTTAATTGAAGCAATATTTGCTACCTTTGCTCTTCTTAAAGCAAGGAGTGTATTATCAAAACAACCTAAAGTTAAAAAACCAAAGTCCACAAAAATAAAACCTAGAACTAAATCAGCAAAGTTAACTCAGAATAGAAGAACTTCTCAGGCAGTAAGGAATAGATTTGCTAGAAGATTTGGTGGAAATGCTTCTAGGGCAAGGTTTGGTGGCAATGTACCAGGTAGACTTGGAACTAGAGGAAGTAGTATCTTTGGTAGAGGATTTAATAAAGGTGTTGGTAGACTTGGATTAAAGATGTTTGGTAAAGGTCCAATGAAGATCATTGCTAAGTTTGCAAAGATACCTATCATTGGCCCTCTTATTGTTGCAGTAACTCAGTTACTATCAGGAGAACCACTTGGTAAAGCATTATTTATGGGTGTTGGTGCAGGATTAGGTGGAGTTTTAGGTGGTTTACTTTCTGGTGCATTAGGTATTGGTACTGCAGGTTTTGGTGCAGTTTTAGCACCAGCTATTATGATAATGGCTGAAGGTATTGGTGCATTTGTTGGTGAGTTATTATATGATGGGTTCCTTGGTAAAGGATGGGGTGCTGCAGGTCAAAAATTGAAGGATACTGTAGTGGGTTTCTTTAAACAGACTGGTGAGATAATTAAATCAGTTTGGAAGTGGATAATGGGTGGTGGATTGATTGAGTTGGGTAAGAGTGTGGGTAAGGGAATAGTATATTTCTTAAATCCTGCAGGATTCTGGTGGGATATGGCCAAGAAACTTGGTGGTGTTATGAAAGCAGTTGGAGAATGGATAGGTGGTGCAATGTTGAGGTTTATTGATAATTTCTTTAAAGAAACTGCTATAGAAATTCCTGATGGAGGTGGTATTAGAGCTGGACTTACTCTTGCAGCTCAAACTTTAGGATTATATGATTGGTTAGCGGGTATTGGATATGCTGGAGGTAAGAAAGGACAAATAGATAAGTTTCCAAATCTATTACAGTTGTATAATCCATTTAAGTATGTTCCTTTATTGTTTAAGTCTTTCTTTCCAGAGAAAGCAAAAGCAATGGCAGAAAAGAAAGCAGCAGTTGAACGTGGAGATGTAGCAAAGAAAAATATATTTGGTGTAGAATTAAGTGATGAACATCAGAGTGAGGAATATCTTAAGAAGAGAGATAGTGGACAAATAACAAGTGGAGATAGTGGACAAATAGCAAGTGATTCAACAAGTCAGAAAACAGAACAAAATGCTTCTAGTATTAGTCATTCTGCTTCTTATGATAGAGTCGATGTGCAAAAAGGTGGTAGAGGTTCTGCTATAATACCAGTACCTATTAATCAGATGCAGGGTGGTACTTCAGGTGGTTCTGGTGGAGGTGCATCTTCTAGTGGAGTAAATAAGTATGATGTTGTAAGTGATTTAAAGAAGACTATGGTTCTTGCTAAGTTGTATCCAGGATAATGTCTAAGACAAAAGAAAAATCAACGTTCAGGGAACTATCCATATCTAATCCAAAGACTAACAATTCTGCTAGTCTTACTGGAGGATTTATTGAGTTAAATTATTATGAGAGTATCCTTTCTAATCATATTACTGCATCATTAGTCATTGCAGATACTGGTAATACTATAGGTGAAGGTAAGAATAAGAAAGATCTTTTAAATGGATTACCAGTAAGAGGTGGTGAACCAGTAAGAATAAGGGCATTAGATAAGAATGATAATGAGTTAAAGTTTGTAGGAACACAAGGTGCTTTTTATGTTAATAGAATAAAGAATGTTCTTACTTCAACCAAACAAACTGTAATGCAATTTGATCTCTGTACTAGGGAATATATTGCTAATGAGCAAGTAAGAGTTCAGAAAAGGTATAGTGGAAAGATATCTGAATCAGTTAAGAAGATATTAAAGGATGTTCTTAAGAGTAAGAAACCTAAGGATATAGAAGAGGTTGCTAATTCATATAATTTTATTGGTAATTTAAAGAAACCATTATATACTTTAACTTGGTTAGCATCTAAGTCTATACCTTCTGATGGTGCATATGGAAAGAGTGCTGGATTCTTTTTCTTTGAGACAAAGGATGGGTATCAATTTAAATCTATTGATTCTTTGATAGGGCCTACTAGAGGTGGTGGTAGTGCAGACTCAAAAAATTCAAAGAAGTATGAGTTTACTAATCTTCCTGACAAAAGAGAAGGGTTTGGTAAGATATTAAAATATAATGTAAACAAAAATATTGATCTCCATGAGAAACTTACGATTGGTGCATACAATTCTAGGTTTACATTCTTTAATCCATATACTTTTCATGTGAAGCATAAAGATATTTCTATGAAAGATAATCAGTCAGGTGGTAAAGTTAAAACAGCAGGAACCGAATTGGATTTTGTAGCACCAGAGTTTACTCAATCAATTACAAGAGGATTTAGTGCTGTCCTTGATGTGGGAACTTTGCCTACTGGTAAGGATGGTAAAGAGCAGATTGATAATTGGAGAAAGAAAAAGGATGAGACTAACGATAGAGTAACTGATAGAATGATACAAGCAATTACTAGATATAATCAGATATATTCTATCAGTGTTGATATCATGATAGAAGGTGACTTTTCATTGAAGGCTGGTGATACAATATACTGTGAGTTTCCTGATGTCTCTGCTCAAACTAAGAGACCTAGCAAGGAAACTAGTGGACTGTATTTAATTTCCAGTCTATGTCATAAAGTTACCTCTTCTAATACCCTAACTTCATTGAATTTAATTCGTGATTCTTATGGTACAAAGAAAGGGGTTAAATAACACAGGAGGAATTTAACTATGACAACTAAAACACCTAACCACGATTTAAATCATGAAGTTTATCTCGATCCTAAAGATGGTAAAGAGCATATCAATCATGGTATGCATGAGTATACAAAAGAAGATTTAGAGATGCACAATGATGCATTCCATGCTCATGAGGAGAATGAAGAAAATCCTGGTGATGCTAAGATAAATGATTGGCACACCCGCCATGAGGATACACATCTTGAAGTGTATTGTGACAACCACCCAGACGCACAGGAGTGTAGAGTTTACGACGAATGATTGACGAGTCGCTGGCAAAAAAATTTAGTATAGGTGAGGATGGATTCACTTGGTGGCTTGGACAAGTCTGTGAATCTGAAAATTGGTTAGCCAACTATCCATCCCTACCTTTTGATAGAAAGAATGACCTTCCTGGATTTAAAAGAAGGGTAAAGGTATCTATTTTAGGCTGGCATAGTACTGATAAGAATCAATTAAAGAATGAGGAATTACCTTGGGCATATTGTCTGCTACCAGTAACTGCTGGTGGTGGATTTGGTGGATTGGGAGAGTCACTTAACCTTAGTGGTGGTGAGTGGGTGTTTGGATTCTTTTTAGATGGAAGTGATGGACAACAACCAGTTATCATAGGTGTATTAGATAAGTCAACACAAGAAGATTATAGGAATGAAATTCCACCTGAAAGATATAAACCTTTTAGTGGATTTACTAACAAGAGAGTAGTACCTCTTGAAAATATTAAGACAGATGATGCAGTAGAGAAGGAATCTGTAGGTGAGGCAGATGTTTCGGAAGGTGATAATGGAGTTAAAAGAACAAAGACTAATCCAAAAGAATGTGTTTGGATTGAGCAAGGTAATGCTGGAGAGACATATGTAAAATCTAATGTAACTTGTGAAGAAAATCTCAAGGCTACTGGTGAGATGTTACGAGCTGACAACTCTCCTTGTAACAATCCTATGGCATTTGCTGATCGTGCAATGAAACGATTGTCAAATCTTAAGTCATTGATTAAAAAATATGATGGGGTTCAGGTTGATCTTGGAACGAATAAGATAAGTGATGAGTTGATGAAGGTAGAGGAAAAACTATGTGCCGATGCTGTTGCAACCTCTCAAGCATTATTACAAACTAAGATAGAAGCAAAGACATTAGAAGCAGCATCTAAAACGATGTCGAAGGTTGCAACCTTTGCACCATTGAGTGAGATGGTAAAGGCAATGGATGCAAATGAAAAAGCATCTGATGAAATTATTAAACAATTTAATAAAATAAAATCTAAGTTGCCTTCAGAATCTATGGGTTTTGTGAAGGAGATGGCTTCTAAGATTATAAGTCAACCACCATGCGTAGTTGAATCTTATATGGGTAGTCTAACTGGTAACTCATTGGGTAAGATAGATGCAAGTATGAATCAGATGATGGGTTCAGTTAATAATGTTATATCTAAGATTGATAAGTTAGGTAGTCTTTCTAAGATGGGACTGGGTGATGCAGGTGCTATTGGCCCCATGCTTAGTGAAGGATTGAATGCTTTTGGTGGTATTTCTATTGACATGGATGGTATCACTAAGTTTACTACTTCTTATAAGAAATTGTTACCTGGTGAAGCACCTCTTCCATGTCCAGAAGGTGTAAACTTCAATGCTTTGGATGGAGGTTCTCCTATTCCTCCTTCAGCAACTAAGATAGGAAATATGTTAGAGAATGTTGCTACTGATTTGGCTGCAGCAGGGCAGTTGAAGTCTGGTATCAGTAACTTCATGGAGAATAATAGTCTCTTTAGTACTGCTTTAACTCTTGATAATGTAGGGTTGGGTGATGTAGGAGGAACAGGTGGACTTACAGACTTGTTAGACAAAGCAAAGAATCTAGATTCCTTTAAGAAATTACCAGGAACAATGGGTGATTCTATAATTGAAGCATCTAAGAGTTTGATGAATGGAGGAAAGACAGTTGATGTTGCTATAGTTGCTGCCAATAGATTATTTCCTGGTGCTGGAGATGTAGTTAGAGAGGCATTTAAGAATCAACTTGCAGGACAAAGAACTCCTGGTGGTTCATGTGAGACAGGTCCAATCTTAAATGGTCCACCCATAGTTAAAATATTTGGTGGTTCTGGTAATGGATGTACTGCTAATGCAGTGATAGGACCTAATGGAAATCTACTTGCTGTTGATGTGACAAGAGGTGGTAAAGGGTTTACTTCTATTCCTTTTGTTGCTATTACTGATAGTAGTGGAAAAGGTTCTGGAGCAGTTGTTAAAGCGAGTGTGGGTTATGGTGGTTCTATCACTGATATAACTGTAGTAAGTCCTGGATTTGGATACACAAGCACACCTACTGGTGCAGTAGGAGGTAATGGTAGGACATTTGCAGAGGGTGACGGCACAGTATTAAAAGATAAAGAAGGAAACTATTATTCATTCGTTCCTGGTACAGGTATTAAAATACCACCAGGAGGTACTGTCTATCTTCCTACTGGTTCTAAGGTTGAACTACCTACTAGTGCTCTTACAACTGATGGAGATCCTGTATTTGATCCCAATCAAAAGGAACAAGGTAGGATTAAATCAGTCCAAGTTAATTTAAGGAAAGCATTTAAAGGATTTGGAAAGGTAACAGATGGTTCAGCTGAAGGTGCTGGGCCTGTTCTTAGTATACGTGATGCTGTTACTGATAGAAAGATTAGTAATCTTATTGAGGTTCAAACAGGTAGACCATTTAATATTGATTACGTAGCACCTGATATATTAGATGACTATACCAAGAGAAATATTCTTCAGGCAGAAGGAAGGACAGAGGAGTTTGATGAACTAACAGCATTTGGTAGAAGGAGAGGAGATGGTTCACTTTATGGATTGGTTGGTGATAACTTAAATGATGAGGAATGGGTACGGGAACAGTATCATTCTTTATTCTGTAGAGAACCTGATGCTGGTGGTTATAGATACTGGTTAAACGATTTAAAGAAAGGACATAGTAGAGCAACAGTTCTAGCAAACATGAAGATTGCTACGACTGAATATGAAGATCATCAAGCAAGAATTAAGTCAGGTGAAGTTGATCCTGAGAAGTGTAAGTTTAGATGGAGAAAAGTAAAGAAAGAAATACCACCAATTATAAACAACTTTAGAACTCTAGATCCTTGGAGGGCAAATCTTGCTGCAGGTACTATCCTAACATTTAGAGGAGTTTACAATCATCATGAACCATTAACTGCAGCACAACTACAGGATCCTTATGATTTAACTAGAGGTAACTATAGATATTTTGTTTTTGATTATATTGTAGAAGTTTATGATACCCCTACGGGTTATGCATATGCAGAAGGAACTGATACTGAAAAGACTAAGTGGTTTAAGTTAAAGGAAATAAAATATGTAACTGGTACTAAAGATTTTGTTAATGGTGAGGTTGTTACCAAGTGGATGAGAGATTATAAGGGTAGGTTATATGAGATGCATATAACAGTATGTACTTATGATGATGATAAGATAGAGGTTACTGGGCATGGACTTGCAACCAATTCAGAGGTTCAAGAGGTAGTTAGGACAGCATTGCCATGTATACCACCTATTACTTCTGATAAGTTAGCAGACTATCAACCAGTTAGATGGTATCGTGAGAAACCTTTTAGAATTGCAGATCCAAAACCTCAGACTCAGGTTACTAGAAGTAATAGAACAATATCTCTTAATTTTGCAGGATTACATGCTGCAAATAGTCCTATAATGGTTAAAGATGGTGGTAAGAGACTTGATTTAAAGGATGGGCATGGGAATGATGCTAATGCATCATTCATTATTGATTCGGGTAATGTTAAATTTAGTGGTGATGGTACAAGTATTGTAGGAGCAGGTAAGGCTACTATTACTTTAAGGTGGAATGATAATCCAGGTTCAGCTGGAACAGCACTTGGTAGTATTGGATTTGGAGGAAAAACTTGGACACAATCGGGTAGGAGTGGAGCTTTAACACAGACTGTTGATATTGGCCAGATGATAGAGACTGTGACTGAAGTGAAAACAAGTACAGACACGTTAAAAAAAGAAGATACTAACATCTACACTGACGAATATGTTCAAGGTGAAGGACACATTCCTGGTACAGAGAAGAATGAACTTGTCAGAGAAATTATTAAAGTTTATAATTCCTTTGGTGAGAAAAAATATGGGTACGCATATAAGAGAGGTTATTTCCAAGGAAGAATGTATGCTGACAGGAGTGGATTAAATTATTGGGTAGAGCAGTATCTTAGAAGTTTAAGAAACATGAGAAGAGGTATAACATGTGAGACAGAAGAGTATGAAGTTAAACAGTCTACTGCTGGACAACCAGTTCCAGTTAACTTTAAGGTTAAAACTGCATCATATTATGCTGACAGTGTTAGGATAGAAGGTTTAGGTATTAATATTGGAAAAGAACTTGGCCCAAATAAAGATATTGTTGAGAGTGTTACAAGACAGGTTGAGTATGGAAAAGTTTATAGTGTAGTGTTTAATAGTGTTCAGGGTGTTGAGAGATTGAGAAATAATGGTGATAATATTATTGAGATGGAAGATCTTCCACCAGATAGAGTTCAACCGATTTATTATGATGATATAGTTATTGAATCTAGTATAGGTAAGTTCTATAATATACAAGGAAATACTTGTAGTTTTAGAGTGGATGCTATTTCTCTTCCATCTATCAAAAAGAAAAGAGTGAAGAAGACAACAGCTCTTAGTGAGGTTGAGTATCTGGGATATAAAAATAATTTAAATCAGAAACCTGAACCTAATGCATTTAATTGTGTCAAGAAACTTATCTATGCTGCTGCAAAGATAAACTTTGATAATTTTGGACAAGTAATTAAAGAGGAAACCTATTGTGATTGGGCTACAAAGTATGTGGAAGAGGTTCAATCAACCTTTAAACCTACAAATACTTTAGGATATATACTTCCTTGTGGAGGTGAAATAACAGCACCTCCTGGAGGTGAGGAACCTCCTGTGATTACAAGTGATCCAAAGATAATTGTACCTAAGACAGTTGAAATTGTTTCTACTGGTATAGGATATACTCCTGGTGATGTAGTCTCTATTAATGGTGATCCTGTTGAATTTGAGATTGATCCTGATGGTAGAATTATTAAGGTTGATCCACCAAGAAGGCAACCAGTATTTGATTATCCTATTATAGAGATAGATAGTCCTACAGGTGCTGGTGCTGATATTGAAATGACATTAGAAGCATTACCTCCTACATCAGATGAATTAACACCTGATGATATTCTTCCTGCTAATATTGTTGAGGTTATTGATTGTGTCGGCAAAAACATTTTTATTAAGGAGAGTTAGTGATGTCGGGTAGAAAACCAACAGGATTATTTGGACTCAATATCTATTTTGCATGGAGTAAAAGTGCAGTTGATGGTACAGTTTCTATAGGTGGTGTCTCTAAAGATAAGGTGAGACATGCTGTACGTTTACAAAACAAGTATGATTCAAGTCATTATATTACTATGGACTCTAGTGGAAGTAGAAAATCCACTACTACAATAGAGTCTCCCAATGGAATAACTATTAAGACAGGACAGACACAAATTAATCCTGGTGCTTCTACATTGTCTATTCAAGTTGAGAAAGGTAACTTAGACATTGAAGTAATGAATGGAGACTTTAATGTCATTGCAGATAATTTTAATGTTAAGTGTCCTAAGATTAAATATAAAAATGAAAACGTTGTTGCAGGTAATATAACTTTTGATACTGCAAATTCTTTTGATGTTAAAGCACCTCATGTTAAAATTACAGCATCAAAAATTGCTGACATAAGTGCTGTTAATGTGCTAAGATTAATGGGTGATAAAACCACTGAAATAATAAGTGGTATTTGTTCTATGCAATCTTATAGTACTCGAACAGGTTCTCCACCTGATTTATTTGATAATCGTGAGGAGAATAAAGCAGTACCACAAGAACCAGACTATTCAGATTATAAACCTAACAATTATCAATCTGTAGAACAGTATAACGCATTACCCACAGGTCCTGAGGATTAATTAAATGACACACATTATAGACAGTGCTCTAGTCACTAAAGATTTAGTAGTAGGTGGAGGATCAGCACAAGAACCATCACAACAGACTGCTATAGGTCCAGGTAATGATTTATTACATGGTAGTGCTGATATTTCTGGGGTAGTCCATATTGGACGTGAGACTTTTGATAAAGGTGAATCTACCTTGATGGTTTCTACCAGTGTAAAGCAGCAAGGTGACAGAGCCATGACTGTTCATGGTAATGCAACTATTAATGGCCCTGATGCACATCCTCTTAGAGTTGGAGGGAATGCATTCTTTGATCACCCCAACATAGGTGACTTATCTTCTAGATTTAATGAAGCAGATGGTAAACCAAAACCATTTGATATGCAGCATCCTACTGAGGGTGAAGGATATCGTTTAAGATATGCTTGTATTGAAGGCCCTGAGGTTGGTGTATATTTCAGGGGAAGGTGTAGGAATAAAAAAGAGATTGAATTACCATCTTATTGGAAAGACTTGGTGCATGAAGATAGTATTACGGTACAACTTCAACCAGTGGGAGCACATCAAGACATTATCATAAAGAGATGGGATGCTGAGAAGATATATCTTCAGTCCAATGGTGGATTGCCTATCGACTGTTTCTATCATGTGTATGCAGAAAGGAAGGATGTTAATCCATTGATTGTGGAGTATAAAGGTGGTAGTTGGGAAGACTATCCTGATGCAGAGTATAACGATCCTCAATTCAGTGGGGTTGTCAATACGAAGACTAAGTGATATAATTATTCTATCTGTCAGATTGTTATGAAACTTACTGGACGTTTAAAAGTTGGAAATCGTATTGTAATTCCTGAAGAAGTGAATCCAGATTCAATTGTGGTTCATCTTACACCTCATAGGGTGTGGCAAGAATTATATGTGAGTTCTGTTGATTATGGAAAGTATATTAATGTAAAATCCAACTCAGGAAACAACATTGATTGTTACTATGTTGTGGAGGCTGAAGAACTGTCACAGTCCTGATTGACAAAATTGGGACATTCGTATAATATATAAAGGTAGTAGAAGATTCTCTATGGATGATGATGCTTGGTTAACTAGGTGTGTGGTTAATACCACTGCTCGTACCTTCCGTCTGTATAGTAGTGACGGATGTGAGAGAGAAGTTACCTGTGAAACAACACAACAGTTCATGGATGTCTTAAAACTGTGTAGAGAAATGTTAGACGAGGATACCCTCGCTTATAGTGACCCTTTAACTTCTAAATCATGAAAATTGCACTTGCTACCCTTATTGCTCTTGGTTCCTGTACTCCTGCAATAGCAGATTATCAGGCAGGGTATTCTAATCAGAGAACATGCCATAAGACAGAATATAGAGAGGAATATATTCCTGGTACAGAGGATAATCCTGGATATGTAAAGTCATGGAAGGATACTGTTGAAGTCCCTTGCGAAGATGTTAATTCTGATGTTGGTTGGAGAAGACATCCATCTCCATCACCTTCAGACAGACCATACTATCGTAGACATGTAACTGTTTATGAGGATACTAATGATTGCACAGATGGTAAGATTGCTGGTGGATTGTTAGGTGGTGGTGCTGCTGCTGCAATGTCACGAGGAGATGGAAGATGGTGGGCAATTCCATTAGGTATAGTTGTTGGTAGTCACATTGGATGTGATGCTGCTGGAGGCTGATATATTATTTCGATTTTTGATTCCATAAAAGCCCGAAAAAAAATTCAGGGCATTTTTTGCCCTATTACTTTTTTGAAAAATGAACGAAGACAAGTATTCTGATTTTTATTTGGAAATATGCAAATATTACGGATATGAGATAAAAGACGATAATTTCATAAAAACCCAAAAACCACTAGAAACGTCATATTTCGAGAAATTAAGAAAAGTGGACTTTTCTTAAGAGTAAAAGTTCCTATATATTAAGCACAAGCGTATATTTTAAAATGAAGAAAATCTTATTGATTACTTCATTATTATTTTTCGGTGCAAGTGGTGTAAAAGCCGATATTGTGCATCGAATTTCTGCCAGTACTCAGTTGACGGTGGATAGTGCTGCAAGTCAGGCAACTAGGCTAGGTTCAAGTTATAGTGTACAGGGTAGTAATATTACTGCTGGTACTATGGGTGGACTGACTGCTGCTACTGCAACTGCAGCTGCTGGACATACTGACGGAGTTTATACAGTTACCACAGCTGGCGATGCATTCAGCCTTACTGAGTCATTCCTTGGTGGCGATGCTGTAGATGCAGATGGTACTACTGTTACCACTGATATTCTTACATATGACAGTGATGGTGCTATCTCTAATACTTCGGCAACTAATAACTACGGTACTATTGAAGCATTACCAGCATTTGGTAGTGTGACGACTACTGCTGGTGGAATGGCAGCTACCTTAGCTGGAACTATTGCAACAGATGGGGCAATAACTTTAACAGCTGGTGGGGCTGGTACTACAGCTACTGGTCAAGTGGTATCAGAGGTGACGGTGAGGTAGTAGTATGAAGAAGTTTCTTCTACTATCTTTATTATTGATTCCAGGTGCTGCAAGAGCAGTGCCTGTGGTCCCCAATTTTCAACAGGGCTCTATGACGAGCCATACCGAAACTGAATCTACAGTAACGGAAACCATAAATTCCATTGATTATAGGACAGGATGGGAATACAGTGTGACTGGCCATGGGATCGAAAACGACGGACAACCGTTGAATCCCAACGTCAATTCCAGCACGGTGACAATAACACCAGCAGTAGGAACAGACGGAAACGGCGACGGAGCAACGGGCGTATTGACGAGTACGTTCGACTCTTTGGATATGGACAGCGCAGGAAGTTTCACCATATCAAATCCTGGAGGGGCATTTCAATTTACCCAAAGTTATTCTGGGCCTGGGATGACCAATCAGACAATAATACAAAGAGTGACCGCCATAAAAAGCGTCACAGACGTAACAAGTACGTTTACGCAGTAGGTGCTTCACTACTAAGTTTAGTCAATCCTACGGTAATGTTAGCAGAGAATGTTGGTGGAATATCAGCAACTGCTAATCCAATAGCCAATAGTTCGGGCTCAGTCACGAACCAAGCTATTCAAGTTTTACAAGGTCCATACGTCACTAATACTTACGGTAATCAAATATCTTGTCAAGGTGCGACTTTTAATGCAACACCATATATTCAGTATAGTAACTCATGGAAAGATCCTTTTGAAAGGACTTATCTAGAACCACAGTATAATAATACAGATTTTACAGGAAGAACAACTACTCAAATTATTACAGTAAAAAATTACCCTTGGTATGATGGATGGAAGAGAGGTCCGAATAATGCTGATGGTACGATGGGTGACTTTGTTTTAGATGATGATGGAAATAAGATACCTATTGAAGAGAATTGGTATGATAATAGGGTTAAACAAAATGCTGATGGAAGTATAATTCTGGATGATGATGGAAATCCAATTCGTTATTATGCTGATGGTGCGGATATGCCCTATGAAATAGAAGTTGATGGCCCTGATGGGATACCAGATAATCCTGGTGAGAAGATATGGGATAAACCAATGAGGACTGATATGACTGCTAATAATAATTTTAATATTGGATTATCTGCTACTCTATCAATACCACTTGATAAGAAATTACAGAAATTGTGTAAAGAGGCTGCAACTACTCAAATAGAGCAACAAAAACAATTGACTGCTAATAAGCGGTTAGATTTTGAAATA